CAAAAAAATAAGCTTAGGACTCTTGATGATTGGGTATTCGAGACAGGGGCGAGGGTTGGACCCTCGTTATCTTTTTGGAGTGCTTTCCGTCCATTCGGTTCAAAGGTTATTGATTTGGGAGCATCTCTTCCTATGGAGATGAAATGTGCAGGAGCTAAAGGTTGGTACACTCATGTGTTCCATCCCGACTCGAAGTGGTATGGTTATGACATTGGTTACACTGGAAGCAAAGGGCTTAAAGGTGTGTCAACTACTGATGTGGTATTTGTTGACTGGGATTGGGGAGACCATTATAAAGATGGCAAACTCACTGTTCCCTCAGATGAATGGCACTCATCACATTTGGCGCAGTTGAAAAGTTATGAAGCTTCATTTTTAGTAACCAAGTCTGTCCGAAATATGGAGATGTATAACGTTCCTTATACAATTCACGTTTCGAAGCCAAACCATAAAACTGCTTACATGATAACTGTTCCCGGAAAGCTCTTTACCCTGATTAAGTTGTTTGATCATTTCGTTAATCAAGGTTATGAGTGTCGTCTGTTAGACGAAACTACGGAATCGTGCGTGAAAGTGGCGAGAGAACGGAGTTACAAATGTGAGTTGAAGACTGAAGAGTTCGAGAAGCTAGTGAAGAAGACGTTTAGAGAAGCCCGTAATCTCCGGAAGTCACTCAAAGTTGAAGAGGTTGAGAGCATTTTGAGTGGAGTTCTAAGGGAAAATTTTGATTGGGAGCAAGCTGATGAGATGATGAATGCGATTAGCACATCTTCCATCTTAGATGTCATTAAGTTACTTGAAGGTAGCATGTCTACTTTATCAAATTTCGTAGTGGATCTGGATGGGGAATGGTTTGATTCGTGTAAGTTGGCTTTAAAGCGTCTTCTGCAAGCGTGTTATTCACTTAAGAGTAGTTTGTACCCTGAGCTTCATTCTGCATTTAAAGAGGACGCTGTGAAGTTGGCTGGCACCTTATATCCTCAGACTCATGAAGTGTGTTTTGGGGCTGATAAGGGTCATGGCTTCTTCAGTGGAGGGGTTCTAACAATTCCTTACCATGTTTCTAAAGCTAGGCCTATACAGATTGGGACTTATTATTATAAGGCCCATACTGTTGATGAGATGTTCGATTTAGTCTCCTACGGAGGGCCTCTGCCCTCCTTCTCGCAACCAAGGAGAGATGAAGACATTGTCGTTAAAGGGCCAGTTGCTGATTTGGTAGGTAAAGTGGTTAGGCTTAAGCCACTCCAAGTCTTGTTTCCAGGTGCGCCGATTCCCGGCTTGTCCGGGTCTCCTATGCTCACTAAGGATGGAAGACTTGTTGGAGTTTATTCAAACCACATTTTAGGACCAGGAAATCATTTAACGATCCCCACCAAGGATACTTGGGCAAAGAACGTTGCTCACATTCTTGATGAACAAGATCGTATAAATG